ACTTGTATTGGCGCTTACTTGGCTGGTAATCGTACCTGCTGTGTTGGTTACTGCTGCGCCGTTGGCTTTCCATTGCCATGCAATAAAAGTATCGCCATTTGTGTTACTGTCGTTTTTGTTTGTTAGGGTAAAGCCATTTGAATTAAATGATGATATTCTTGCGGGAGTTGTTTCTTCTGCAAGGGTAGCATTAGAAAACAAAGTATTACTTGCGCCACGAACAGAATCCATCAGAACATGGTAATTGGCAGTAACTCTGTCTTTAATCCAAACAAAGTCAGGTTGCATTGATACACCGTTTACAGCATTAGATATTGCTGTTCCATTTGTTCCATTACCAGTATAAGTCGTAGCCGCCATGTAATTAGCCCCGTTGCTAATCGTAGGCGTTGGCAGGTTGTAAGTGTTGAGGGCTACATAGCCGCTTGGGGGTGTGTAGGTGAAGGGGCGTTGACCGAAGTTAGGAGCCCATGTGTCTGCTGAACCACCAGTTTGAGATCCATCAAAGAACGGTGTTATCGGATCTGTATGAGCAAATGTTGCTTGATTGCCAGTACCTGCGGCTGGGTTTGCACTATTGTTCCAAGTTCCATTTTTACCAACCCACAATTTTCCGTTGTCTACATCAAACGCAACCATAATTAAATCACCTGATGCCATTGCTGTTCCATATGAAGAATTGGAACCGTTTGACACTATGCCGTTGTCACCACCCGTATATGATGACCAACCAGCGGCTTGAGTACCCCAAAGGCTTTTAAAGTTATCCCCTGTGCCTAGAGAACTTGAAACAGTCATAACTCCAACCATTGGGTTATAAGCTCTGGTTACTATGGTTGCTTCAAAATAATATTTACCAGTAGTAACTGCTAATGTCCCCCTAGCAGGATTCTGTGTGTTATTCGCGGCTACATAATAAAGATTGCCATTAGATAGCGACGGATAATAAGAAGTGCCTCTATCAAGCGGGTTGATAACAGGGTAATTTGCCGCAGTAGCACTTGTCAGCGTAGGTACATCAGTCATGCTGTCATAGGTAGACCCAGCAGTTAGGCTGATGTTGTTAGTCGTCCAGTTGTTACCGTTGCCGCTTGCGTCTGCGCCCAGCGTGGTGGTGCTGGCGTTGTTTGAGAACGGAAGATAAAACCCGTTCGTGCCATAGCTGCCTGTGTATTTAGCAGGCTGCCATACACCTGTCTTGGCGTTGAATGCGCCGAATGAGGATGGGGTCAGGGCTTGACCGTCAATCCAATAACATTCAGCCATGTAGCCATCAAAAAAAGCCGAATGGTCGTATTGGAAATCCCCAATGTCTCCAACGTAACTAGACACATTCCATCTTTGAAAAGTAGCATTTTGTGTTTGGGGAGTTGCCCCCCAATTTAATGTTTGTAATACACCGTTAACATATAAACGCAATCTATTAACCGCAGTTGTATTGGTTGTATCAAAAACCAAAGTAATGTGATACCAAGCCGAAGGGTCACGATAAACCGCAGAAGTTGATACGTAGCCTAAGTTACCAAGATACGCAATTGTTATTGTGTCCGCAGCATCAAATCGTAAAAAATCATAGTTTGAAGAAGACCAAATAAATTGTTGTGACCCAAGTTTCCCCCTTTTGCACCAACCAGACCATGTACCAGTTGTAGTGCTTGTTGCAGAACCTTGTGTGCGTGACAAATAAGCACTTGCACTAGAACGGAAACGCAGACTGCGGCTGATGGTGTAGTTACTACCGCTGCCGCCGGTGGGAATGAAGGGAAACATTAAATCACCCCAAGGTTGCGGCCAACCTCGTACATATTCGTGCCGTCAGATTCAAAGCAAAAATAATCACGCGCCAGTGCCGTGGAGGACAGCGTGGGCACTGTACCGTTGCCCCACTTAAAGGCCGCGTTCCACGCCAGTGAACGTCCACCCGTCGCGTCTTGGCGCACTTCGATGACGTAGAACGTATTGGCCGAAAGGTTAGTAGGCGCTGCCATAACTCGACTGCCGCCGAGCGTCACGTTTGCATTCTGGCCCTGCAAGGTGTCCCAGATGATCGTCGCGCCGTCCGTCAGTGTCTGCGTCACTGGTGTGACCGCACCGCCTCGGAAGGTGTAAGAAGCAACACCGTTTGCTTGGGCAGTCTGTACGGTGCTTGAGGGGAGGAATGCTACTGTCATGTTTTAGCCCTCTAAGAGAAGATTGACGGAGCCAGCAGAGAAAGCGCCAGCAGCAGTAAGTTGAATCCTGTCAACAACCCCAGAAAATGACTTCTGCCCTGCTGCCATAACTACTGAATTAGCACCTCCTGCATTTGTCATGCTTTGTGCTGCCCAAATGTTTCCTGATACCAAGGTCATAACGAATGAGCCGCTATTTGCAGAGCCAGAATTTGAAGTAATCAAGAACCCTGTTGTGACGTTGCTTGTGACAACCGAGGTTCCGCTGTTTACAGACATAGAAGATGCGTAGCCTGTTGTTTCTACTGAGGCATTCCCCGCCTGTACTTGCAAATTTCCAGAGGCATAGTTCACACCATTGAAAGACATGGTGATTCGCTTTGCCCAAGTGGGTATGCCTGTAAATAAAGCAGTTGTTCCGCTTGTGGTGTTCTGAGCCGTACTCAGCACCATGCGCTGAATTGGTGAACCTGCGTTTGCAAGGTTTCCACTTGCATCCACCGTCAGAATATCCCCCAACGCCCCCGTAGCACCACGGGCGAGTTTCATGCTCCCGTCTGTATTGGAACGTAGTTGGAAATTGTTTGCTGCTGTTGCGCTGTCACCGAGGACTACAGCGTTAGTTGTGATGGTTCCGGCCATTTGTTGTTCTCCTTGTTAGCGGAAGATTGCGACTTGAACCCAAGCGGCATCAGTAGCCGAAGACATTCCAATATTTACTGTTGTGGTAGTTGGGGCGACTACTGTGTTTGTAAACGGACTGAATGAAGTCATTGCGTAAATGTTCGTGCCACCAGTGCCGCTTGAAGTTGAAGTAGAGCCAGTAGCAACAACGCAATAATTTGCGTCTGCCATTGCAGTCGCAAATGTCAATTGGTAAGAGCCAGCACCAAGTCGCTGAACTGTGCTGACATTGCCGCCAGCGGTGGGGGCGTTTGTTCCCGTTGTTCTTCCGTCAAACACACACCAAGCCCTGCATCCATAAATAGGAGCCGAGCCGCTTTGTGCGCCTGAGAGTTTTGCTGCTGTGATGTTTGCATCCGCAATATCCGCAGTAAGTACCGTTGCATCCGGCAAACCACCCGCTTGCAGCCCCGTAATCGTTCCTGTACCGTTTAAAACTAATGGCATATCTGTTTACCCCACTATCACTAATGCAGAGTTATCTACAACGGTTAAAGAGCCTGTGTCTGCAATAGTCACAGGGCCAGCCATCTGCGAGTTTTGACCTGCAATGGTTGATACAGAGGTGGATATGGTGTTGACGTTGCTCACCATAATTAGCCCCGAGATAATCCCGCCCGAGGCGTTTGAGTTGTCGATGGTTACTTGTGGCATGGGTTACTCCTGTGCTGGCTCGGGTGTGTTGCCTTCAGCGAGCCAAGCTAGATATTGCTGGTAGTCTGTATTGGTGGGGTCGAATGGAATGAATGCGTTGTCGGGCAACCGTTTAATTTGGTTGTCAACAATCGTTCCATCAAGCAATTTGATATGTTGGTATGTGTACATTTTTATAACTCCGCTGATGCTGCCCAATGACCCGCAGTTAAGGTCAGTGATGCAACTGCTTGTTGACTGATTGTTCCCCCGTTTGAATCAACAGAACCAAAAGAGAACGCATTTACCTGAAATCCCCCGTTTGCGTACCAATATCCTGAACTGTTACCGTATGCATTAAAAGTTGGTGTGGTTCTTTTGGTTACTTTGAATGCGATATACCCGCCCCAAGGGAAGTTATTAGTTACATAACCAGACCACATCCCCTGATTAGTAGAAAGGGAAGACCCGCCCCCATTTGACGGGGCAGTATCCCAAGCGAACGATTTTTCGTAATACCGCTGGCACAAAGCCAACTCAGTACCAAATGGACGGTAGTCAAACGATGTGGCTACGCTGCCTTTTTCTAGCTGTACGCCTGTGATGTAGAAAGTAGCGCCGTTTGTGCCGACTACGCTGGTTGCGCCTGTGGCTGAGGTGTATGTATTTGACGACCAAGAACCAGCCGTACCGCTATATGTTGCTCCAGCGCCAAGACTAAACCATATTGCTAGTCCTATTCCGTTAGTAGCACCTACCCAAGTTCCAGAGGTATCGCCAGCAATAGTTATAGAAATTGTTGTCCAAGTATTGGCTGTTGGAATTGTATAAGTAAAAGGGTAACTTCTACTGTTTCCTGAATTTGTAAGCGAACCACCAAAAGTACCTGTAAGGCTTGAATAAACCCTAAAAGATAAAGTTACTGCTGATGCAGATGCAGTACCCCAAGCCATATCAGCAAAGTTGAATCCCTCAATTAGTTGTTGTAATGCAAATATATCCCCTGTTAAAACACTATATGCAGAGGTAGAAGTTACACCTAAATATTTACTAAATCCAGTTGGTGGTGTAATTGCGCCAGCATTTTGCTGTGCTGTAAATTTAGAAGCCTGAGTTAAATTTGCATTAAATCTATCAACTAGATATTGTCCCTGTGTAGGAGTAACACTCGTCCCAGCATTACGCTGGTCAATCACCATTGCACCATTGATGATGCGGTTGCGGAAACTCAGAGAGTTACTTGGGTTAATCGTGCCGCTGACTGTCCCTGCAAACGTAGCGTTGCCAGAGGCATCAAAAGCCAGTGCATTGATCTTTGCACCGTAGGGGCCTGTTTGTAGGGTGAGCGCACCATCAGCCGCACCTGTGAATGAGGCGTTGTCTGTTGCGGAGCCGGGGTTGAGTATGCTGGGCATGGGTTGTCCTTATCCTGCTATTTCTTGCAAAATTATTGTTGCTGTTCCTTGCCCAAAACCACTAGGGGAATTAAATGTGACCGTGCCAGCAGAGTTTGTAACCATAAAATAAAGTGTGTAGGACGTTGCTGATGTTGTTGCTGGCGAATCTAAATACGAAAATCCAACTCCAGTTTGGACAGCATTGCTGGCACTATATGCAGTGGTAAATCCATTAGTTGATAAATTGGTTGAGTTTCTATATAAAGTAAATACACCCTGTACATTAACAGCGCCCGGAAACCCGGTACCGCTAACGGTTGCTAGTATTTTGCTTGTTGAGCTTGATGGAGTAATACTTGCTGTTAATCCAGTTGTTACGAATGTATTGAATGAAGTTGTTGAAACTTGTGTTGTTAACAGCCCTTGCACTACTTGCAACACAGCACCCGCACCGAAGTTAGACCGTGCTGCACCTGCTGCGAGTTTTGTTGCTGTCACCGCACCATCCACAATCTTGGTCGTGCTGACCGTGTTAGCGCCGATAGTGTCGGCTCCTGTAGAGCCATCGAAGTAGGTCGTCATGGTGTGTCCTTAGCGAAATATGGCAACGTGGACAGAGGTAGCGTCTTGGCTTGATCCTGCTTGCCCAAACATCCTTATGCCGACAGAACCAGTAGCGGCGGTTCCAATGGTTGCTATGTACCCGTTAGCGCCCTGAGTACATGACGCAACCGCCGAATAGTTTGTGTCTGGCATCACAGTTGTGAAGTTGACGGTGTAGTCACCAACGCCGTTTCGGGTAACGCTTGTGACATTTCCACCAGCGGTTAGTGCGCCTGTCGTTCCATTGAATAAGCACCAAGCTCTGCATCCAAATACTGGGGCTGTGCCGGAAGGCGTAGGCATAGAGGCTGAACCGAAGGTTGGCGCAGCACCAAAAGTGGCGGTAGAGTTAAATGCAGCCGTACCCGTGTAGGTCTTATTCCCACCCACGGTCTGATTCGTCACCGTACTTACGTACAAGTCAGTTCCACCGGGTGTTCCACCACCGACCACTTGGGTTACGACACCTGTGGGGAATGTGATGGTTTGACCTGTCGCAACGGCGAGTACACGGTTGACCATCACATCTTTGACTTTGCCGACAGTGTGTGTACCTGTTCCTGCGGAACCTGCAACGATGGCCGTCCCACCAATGGTGGCTGAGACTTGGAACGCTGAAGAACTCAGTCCAGTGGAGATGACGTAGTAGAAGGCCGATGTCGAGAAGTTGGTCGGCAACGTACCTGCGGTGTTGAACCTTACAGGCTGGTCGGCTACGAAGGTGTTGGCCGCTGTGACAACAGCCGAGCCGTTGGTAAACGTGCAAGCAATGTTGATCGCTGCATTTCCAATGGTGTATGAGCCAGTGGCGAGTTTGTCGTTCTCGTAGAAGACTTGGTCGGTTCCCGCACCTGTGGCTCCACCGCTGCCACTGCCACCACCACCGGATGAGCTTCCAGCACCGCTGGACAACTGAAACTGAGTGCCGTCATAAATGATGGTGACCGCTGCACCCGCAGGTATGTCGCCCGAAGACAACGCTGTAGCACCGGACTTGGTGATTGCCTTGGCACCGAGCCCGTTGATGTTGATAGTGGCTGCGCCTGTATTGGCCCCAGCAGAAATGAACCTAAACGCCTGTCCTGCCACGTAAGCCGTGATGGCAGGGGTCAGGTTGCCTGTAATGGTGTTGGTGCCGTTGACCGAGGACAGCATAAGGTGGGTGCTGTTCTGCGTGTTGGTGATCGTGGCATAGGTAGATACTGCGTCGGAAATGGGTAGGAGTTCGTTGATAACCGCCGCGGTTAGGTTTAAAGAGACCGTAGTTCCCGTAGCAAACGCTCTTGCAGTGGTGCCATCTTGAGCACGCTCAACTGTGAATATGTCAATGCTTCGGTTGGTGCACTTCACAACTTCCGGGATGTTGGACGAATCCAGCAGGGTCAAGTAAAAATACCCGGTGGTAGGAAACGCTGCGCCCCCGCCGGTTGCCACAGTAAATGTTGTGGCGCTATTGGTTACCCCCGAGGCTAGGGTGGTACGGGCGTTATTTATGAGCTGTGCGCGTGGCATGTTCTACCTCAGAATTGGTTAGGCTTAACAGACATAGAGCTGTTGATACGCCCGCGTTTGGATATGTTTCTAGCGCGGTTCATGAATGTGCGGAACCTGACATCGGACTCCCTTGCTTTGGTGTCGTCGCTAAAAAAATTACCCGGTATAGAGTGGATGCGCACCCGTGCGCCCGCCACAATGGCCTCAACCCAGTCGTTGTAGAGCAGGTCTGGGAGGGTAGTCGCTGCCCGGGTTGGCTTAGTGGCAATGCGAGCACTCAGTATCGAGGTCACGGTCTGTGCCGGTAGGGGGTACACCCCAATAACTCCGGGGGAAAGCTCGTAGAAACACCTTGGCTCGCTCATTTGCTGGGGAAGCCCTGTGACACCGGAGCTGAACGCAAGGATGCTGTCTATTTCAGCCGTAGGGGCGGGGGTAAGCAGTGTGCCGCCGTACCAGACCTTCATGGTGCTGACGATTATGGTGTCGGCTGCAGGGGCTAACGTGTAAGTTCCAACGCCAGCGGTTACATCTACCGGAGCTAACTGTTGCTGCACGAGCTGAGTCTCTTCACAAAACTCGATGGCCGCATCTACTAAAGACTGGCGGGCTAAAGGCTCAGAGCAACCGGTCACCCAAGGTAGCAAGCGGGGGAGAAACAGGGAAACTGCACTCATTTAGCACTCGTCGGGTTGGTCGGGTTAAAGGGCGCTGCCGCCAACGTCGGACTGCGCTGGAGTTGTTCTGCGGACCCTACGCCTAGCGCTTCCTTAAACATCTGGTAGTGCGCTGCGGCTTTAGTGGCGTTGTCGCCATATTCAATGTCTTTGCTCATGGCCCGGTAGCACAGGTAGTGCGTCATGGCATTGCTCAGGCTGTCTGGCACGGAGATGAAATCAGTCCCCAGTGTGATGAGTGGGGGGATGGCAGAGTAGACCATCTCGACATTGGTGCCCGCCACTGCAGGTGGGTAGGTTTGAAACACGAACGGGGTAGCGGGGTCGTAGGTGTAGTGAACAATGGTGCTGCCCGGGGTACTGGAGTGCCAGTCAAGGTCAACGTCGTCCAGCAGCGACGCCGTGGTAACGCGTATAACTCGTCCGGGGGTAACCCCGTCAGCTGCTATGTTGCGCGTAATGTTGAGTAACAGGTGTATGTCAGTGAGGCTGACAATAGGCTGGCGAACGCCGCCAGCGAGGGGGAAAACAATAGTTTTAGTGAAAACGTCCGGTTTAATCAGCACTGCATCGCGCTGCCCGTCGTTCAAAAAGTTAATCATCTCGGCAACAGGCCAACGCACGTACGAGGTATCGTGCAGCAAGATGGCGGCGCGGTCGATAACTATTTGTGCAGTTGTTGCCATAAATCCTTAAAAAGAAAGGCCCAGCCTTTTTAGGGGCTAGGCCGATTCTATCAAGCTAACACGTTAGTTTCAAGAAATAACGCAGACAGCCAGTGATTCAGGTTTAACAACCTTGTAGCCGAACACATTCAGTGAGCGGATGTAATCGCCGAAGTCAGAAGGATTACGGATGGTTTCCATCTTAGTAATCTGGCTGGCAAAGGTGATACCGGACTTGTGACCTGCCACGATCACACGACGGCGGGCTGCGTTGGTGGTAGCCGAAATGGAAGTCTCGTCACCTGCACCGGAGGTCCACACGGTCGCGTTAGCGGCTGCAAAGGGCAGCTGGTTGGTCACGTACACGGTGAAACGGTCAATCACACCGATCTTGCCGTTGCGAACCATAGACTGGCTGTCACCCATAAACTGGGCTTGGGCCAAGTTGGTGTTCATCAACAGAGCGCGGGTGGCGGGGTCCAACAGCAAGAAGCGGTCAGACTCAGGCACGTTTTGCTCGTCCAGCACAGAGGCCATCTGCAAGATTTTGGTCAACACGTTTGCAGCGTCGCCAGCGGTTGCGTTGATAGCGATGGGGGAACCGGATGTACCCAAGTTGAACGAACCAGACTTTCCACCTGCAGAAGCGCCTTGGTTGGCAGCGGCGGCAGAGAAGATGGTGTTGTAAATGACTGTGGAGTCAATCGCAATCTTCATCTGCTCACCGGCGTCAGCCGAGAACATGTCCAGCAAGTTAGGCTTGGCTTGGTAGTCCAGCACGTCATTGATTTGGAAGGCGAAAGCCTTGGCCTTGTCAATGTTCATCTCCTGCACGTCAGCCTGTGGTACTTGGTAGTTCAAGCCAGCGCCACCAACGGAGTAGTTGGTTACCGTGATGGTAGGAGCTGTGTTGATGATGACCTTATCACCCATAGAGCTGATTTCACCTTGCCAGTTGGTGTTGGCAATCTCACCGAAAACGGTGGCTGCATAGAACTTGGCGTTCAGCTTGGCGGACCAGACTGAGGGGATGAAGTTGCCCGATGCGGGAACTGCGGTGTTGAACGGGGCGGATACTGGGAAAACCGCTGAACTGTTACGTTGGATAGCCATGATTTATCTCCTAAAGGGTTGGGTTAGCTGATGCGGTGGAAATCAGCACCGTTGTTGGAGCCGAGTGCGAGGAATACCGCTTGACCTTGCGCAGCCATTGACACGGATGCGTTCAAAGTGCCCACGCTGTTGGTTGCAGAAATGGTTCCGCCAACGGGTGGGAAGATTGCCAAGGTGTTGGTGGCAACTGTGGAAGTCACAATAACCATAGAGCCAGCTGGTAGCACGGGCAGTGCAGCCATGCTGTTAGCAGCCATCGTGGAGATGACGTTGCTCATGCCGGGCAGCGTCTGGTTAGCAATCGCAGCCGCCTGCGTATTGGTGGTGTTGGTGATCGTGAGACCCGTTTCGCGTCCGCCGATGGCGGAAACTATGTTCGATACGTTTGCCATTTCAAATTACTCCAAAGTGGCCGCGCAACGGGGGTCGGTTTTAAATGATTCGACCTTCCGCTAACGCGGCGTTAATAATTCCCTCAAGCCGCAAAAACTCGGCCTCGTTACCCCTGTAAGCTCCACGTCGCTCTGCGTCGTAAAACGCTGTGACTTGGGCTTGCGTTATCACGGGTTTATCCGTAATAGGGGCCGGTGCCGCCGTTGATGCTGATCTCGGGCTAACATGTTTGTCCAGAGGGTCGGGGCCTTTAGGGGCGGCTTTCTTTGGGCCAAGGTAGGCATTGAATACAGCTGCGGCTTGCTCGGCGTTTAACTCCGACCTAGCTCTATCCAGTGCTGCCTGACGGTTCATTCCGTACACAGGGTCCACCTCTGCCAACCAAGCTAAAAAGCTAGGGTCTGCGTTGGTTTGTTCCCAAGTCGGGACTAACTTGGTCACCCGGTCAAAGAACGACTGTTCGGCTGTCACGGCAACTTGTTGGGTTGTGCCCTTCATAGCGTCTGACAACTGAGCAATCTGGCTCTCGAACTGAGCAATCTTCGCGTCAAGCACCTGTGATGCACGACCAATCGCTTGGGATGCAACACGGCTTACCATGTCCACTAAATCCGCCCCAAAATTCTCAACATCTCTGGGGTCCGCAACTTGTGGCTGCTCCGGGACACTCTCCTTCGCTTTACTCGCGGCATCCATACGTTCAATGGCAGCGCGTAGATCAGTCTGAAGGTCGCGTACTTGGTGGTGAAGGCGAGGCACTTCTGCGTCGTATTTTCCTTGAAGCACACGGTAGCGTTGTTCCCAAGCATCCGGCTTTTCAGCCGTGGCTGGGGGTGTTTCCGGGGCAGCTTCTAGCTGCGGGGCTTGCTGAAACGGGTCAGGTTGTGGTTGGTCGTCTTGCGCCGGTGTTGCTTCTAAGACTGCAGTGTCTTGGTTCGTGCCATTCGCTGCTGCTAGGGTTGCATCCGCTGCGGCCAACGCCGCCTCTACCTGTTTTGGCAATGCCATCTATCTTCTCCAAGCCGATTTAACGGTGATTGGTTTACAAAATGCGCTTACGTACTAACACGTAAGCACGCGAACAAAAGCTACTTCTTTAAAGCAGCGGGTGCGTCATCCATCAGCTTTAGCATTGACTCAATAAACGCAGCTCGCCCTTGGGCTTTGCGGAGTTGGTCGATGTCGATAGATTGCACCAAAATCTTCATTTCACCGTCGAGTTTGAACTTGAGCCATTCCCGCAACTTGTGCTGTCGAGAGAGGTAGTCGAAAAGTTCAAGCTCGTCCGGTTTCGTCATTAGTGTGTTTATACCACAAACTAACGCGTTAGTTAAACAACATCTTTCGATACGTCATCAACAGGAGCTTCTTCTTTAGACTTCCTGCTTGACTTGGCGGGTTTGACTTCTACGTCAGTAATGCCTTGGAGCATCTTAAGTACGTCTTCGCCTTCAGGTGTCAGTACCAAGGCTACGCCGGGGGCGATCACGCCCACATCCTTATTGCGCCAGATCAGGCGGTTGCCAAAATAGCTCGCGCCCTCTTTCAGGAAAAGTTCTTCGTGGTTCACGGTTTACTCCTAAGTTACTTTTTCAAAAAGGCTGGGACCTTACCCTTGGCCTGCTTTTTATCCAGAGCCATGTCGGCTTTAGAGCCTTCCTTCATGCCCTTCTTCTCGACGTCTTTTTTTGACTTCTCAAAAGGTACGTATTTCTTTGTTGCCATATCAACACTTCCACTTATCAAGTGCCAACTTTTTACGGGTTGGCTCACCGTTTGGTTTTTTCATTGGCCCAGGCATTCCTGACATTCTTGAGCAAAATGAATCTTTACGTGGTCCGCCTTCGGGTTGTGGCGGTTTGAGGTTCATGCCCTGCTTCTTTGCAGATGCCCGCCCTTTGGCATTGAGCCCGCCTGTTGGGCTCTGGCCTTCCTTACGCTGCCAAGCTGCGGTTTTTGCCATATTAAGCTGCCATTGGTGAAAAAGAATTTGACTTGCGTTTATTCACGCTTGCGGGGATGACCCGCAGGTTGTTCCACACGTGCAGTCCGCTAACTAACTTTCCGCGCAGCGGGACGATGTGGTCAACATGCCAACTGACGTTGGTGTATCTTTTGCGCAGCCGAGTCAGCGCGGCGGCTTCTTTGGTAACGAAGTCGGTCAACTCAAAATCCCATTGCGGCATAGCGTTGGCTTTACGCGCCCTGTATCTGGCGTTGGACGCCAACCTAACTTCGGGGTGTGTGGCGTGCCACTTTCGGGTTTCTTCGCGGAGGCGTTCTCTGTTGGCTTCTCGAAACTCAGCAGAGTAGGTTGCTATTTTTTCGGCGTTGTTGATCTTGTACGCCGCGATCTTCTCCGAATTGGCGGCGCGGTATTTTGCCCGTGCGTCTAAAATATCACTTTTGTGTTTTTTGTATTGCGCTCTTTTGAGTTCCGCGCAATGCTCCGGGTTATCTGCTCGCTGCTTTTTGCGGTGTTCTGAAATAGCATCGGCGTTGGCTGCGTAATATTTGGCTTGCTGCTCGCGGATTGCCTCATACTTTTCAACGTAACGGGCTTTCCCCAACTCTACAACCCGCTCTTTATTTTCAGCTTTCCATCGGGCGTTCAGCTCTTTGTACCGTTCCGCATTTTCGGCTCGGTATTTCCGCATGTACTCTTTGCGCTCGGGTGTCATGCTGGCTGCGGACTAAAGTTGTCCGTGATGGGCTGGCCGTTCATAAGCACCTGTCCAGATTGCGGGCCTGTAGGACCATTTGCTGCCTGCTGCGCCCCCGGCTGTTGCTGCATAGCAGCTTGCGCTGCTTGGATTTGCTTTAGCCTCATGCCGGATATTGACGGAACAACATCATCGACGTTCATGTTTAAGCCCCGAGCCACTTCGCGCAGGACTGCGGCCCTACCCTCGATACCCATAATTTGCATATCTAGGGGGTTCCCGGTGGATTGAAGGAAGTTAGCTCTGGCTTGGTTGGCTGCTTCCTTCACTTGCAAGCTCAGTGCGCCGCGTGCCACGATCTGCAAGTCCCCACGGAACTTGAACTCCGGGTCATATTGCATCTTGAAGTCGAACAGGCGGTTTAAGACGGGGGAAGTCACGTGGATGTCTAGGCTGGAGACCAGCGAGCGCACCACCTTGCTGGCGTTGCCCACCATCATCGAGAGGCCAGAGGCCGTACGCCCTGCGCCGGGGGTGCCTTCGGTTCCCGTCATGTAACGGGGGATACCGCTGTACTCGTCTGCCATCACGCTGAACTTGTCGTACACGCCCATGAGCTCTGCGGCGTTGCTGTTAGGCTGGAAGAAGGATATAGGCGCTGCGCTAGACCCCATCGGGTCGCTGTTGAACTGCCAGATTTTCCAAGGGAACATCTCCGACACATCCTCACCTGCCGCCACGCGGTCAATGTTCACGCCCACTTGAGGGCCGGAGCTGATACCAAGGTTGTTTGCCAGTGCCCGCGCTGCTGCGTTGCACATACTCTGACAGTCCTCGATCAGGTCGTACAGACACGAGTGCCAAAACGCTCCGGGGATGCGGTGGTAGCCATCTGCGTAATACGGGCGACGCGCCAACGGGTCAGGGTTGATGACCGCCTTGATCACGTACTCGCCAATCAGCCAGCACTCCACCGGGTACTCCTTGGCGTCGTCGGTGATATCTTTCATGCCCCACTCGCGCAGCATCTTGCCCGACACGTTGCCCCAATACTGCAGGGCATCTATGAGCTCACTGGAGGAGCCGGACACTACCGGGGTGCGACCCTCGGCACTTTCTTTGGCAACGTCCACCGACAACCACTCGTGCAGTCCGCCAGTACCGTGTTCGTTGAGCACGGCGCGTATCGCATCTTCGCTGTAGCCTTCCACGCCAATCATGGCGCTTAGAGACCCGCGGCTCAGGCGATGGCGTTCGATCAGGAAGGCGTCTTCGACACTCTTGGACCAAGGGGCTGGGTAAATCATGAACGGGTCAACCCGCTCCCAATCTAGACTCTTGACAGTCTGCACCTGTGCGGTGCTTTTACCGTCGGGCCCTTTGACCCACCTGAGTTTGGGCTTGTTGCTGATCACCGGCCCTTTGATAAAGGCCGTCTTGAACGTGGTCAGGTCGTCTAGAAAATCGTTAAGCGCCTCAAGGTAATTCCCCTCAACGAGCGTATCTTCCAAGTCGGTGGAGAGTTTCGCAGCCTCGTGCCGGGCGGTCTGCATCACTTGATCTTCGAGCCGGTCTCGGGCGTCGCGCAACAACTGGCGGATGTCATCTATGCTCATGGGGGCGGGCCCCATCTCGGCTTGGGCGACAACAGCTTGTACTGCCTCGGCAATCTGCGCCATGTCTTCGGGTGGGAGTTCTGGCTTGGGGCTAGGCGTCACGGTCCAAGGCTTTTCAGTACCGGCACCTACCATCACGTCGGCCAGCAGCGCTTTGGCTTGTCGGGCCTTAGTGGCAAACAACATCATGTAGACAGTGGAGCCGCCTTGCTGGCGGAGTTTGGACTCCATCTCGTCGGAGTAACGACCCGATTTGGCGCGTACCGCTTCGAGCATCTTGCGCTCGACCTCCAGCTTGGCAGTCTTCGCTAGGCTCCAGTGGTTCTTGAGCATCCCCACAAGACCTTCAACCACAGGCTCCTTGGACGCCAAGTTGGCCCGTTGTGTTGCAGCATCCGCAGCTTCTTGCGCCATCAAAGTAGACAGCGGCTTCATGCTGAATACCCCACCCACGTTGATCTGCTGTGGGCGTGGAGCTGTACCGGGCGGCGCGAGTCCTAGCATAAAGAGGGCGTTAGATGTTAGTCAGTATGGTCGCAATATACACCAAACACGCTTACGCGTAAACATATCCAGATTTCTGAATCTCACGCCTAGCCCTGTTGCGTCCGTAATAGTTGCCTTGCGCCTCCATTGCGTAGTGGCTGCAAAAATACTGAAACGCGTCGCTAAGGTGGCTGTGGTGGTTTTTTTCGGGTGTCAGCGTCGTCTGCCCGTTGGCGGACTTCTTGTAACGGTAACCCCACTCGCACGCCTCGACCAGATAACCGCATGACGGACTCACCAAAATCCCCGCTGCGCCATCAATTTGCTTGGAAAGTAGGGCTTCTACGGACGAAATTCGCCTCTCAGGGTCGTTTGTGGGGGCTTTTCTGACCGTATAACCGTACCGCATAACCGCCTCTGCGATGGTCTTTTCATCCAACTGAGACCTCTGAAAACAGGCTGGGTCGAGCATAAACACGACATTTTTGGGCTGAAACGGGTATTTTTCCCGCAGCAGAGGCACCAGCTTGCGCTCCAAGAAGCTCTCTACGCCCATCGTCTGGTCTTGCGGCACGTAGCACTCATCTAACACGTTAACTCTACCCCGCATATCCTGCTGCCCGATCACCGCAGCGGCCTGTAGCCCATTGTCCATACCGACAATCAGTGAGTTGACCGACTGCATCACCGGCATCAGTGCGTCTTTGGCTACGTGGAAATCGCGCTTAAAGCTTCCCTTGTACACCGGCTGACCCATATTGCCCGGCCCGAAGTTGTTCTTCAGGTAGACATCTACCCACGCGTCGGTGTTAGCGGATATCAGGTTGTCGTAGTAGTCCGGGTCCAAGTTGGACAAGTTCTCGGCGTTCGGGTTAAGCGACCCATCGTCCAGCAGTGCGCTGGGCTGTATGAACACCTTGACGTTGCTTGGCGGGGTAGAGATCATGGTGTGCCAGAACCCTCCGAGGGGGGGCGGGTTGGTCGAGCAGACCACGCCGGGGTAGGTCACGCCACCCGAAGCCCTGTTGGGGAACCGCGCCACGCGCCCTTGCAGACCCGCAAACACCTCGGGGTCCACCTCCCGGGCCTCCTCTACCCAAGCCGCTGAGCACTCCACGGAGAGCAGTCGGCGCACGTCATCGGGCGTGTCCGCAGCCATCATGATGAACTCGGTGTGCACGGTGGTGCCGTCAGCGGCCTTGGCCTTGATCTCAAACGTATTGTCTGTAAGACGCCACTGGCCCATTGGGCTGGGCGGCATGGTAACCATCCACTGGTCAATAAGCGGCTTGACTGTCGATTTGAGCTGCGCCATCGTGTTGCGCAGGATGATGAACTTGGTACGTCTGACGTTGTTGTAGGGCTTCTGATCAAACGCCCGGCTGAGCAAATCAACAAACGCCACGGTGGACTTACCCCCGCCCACGGGGCCCATCAGGCACTTAATGAACGTGCGGTCCCGCAGGAACGCAGAACCTGTAGGGGTTGCGGTGTACCCGATCACAGAGCGTCCAGACTTAGCGGCTGCATGTCGCCTATAGACAGTGTGAACGGCGCTTTCTCGTCAGAAGTTGCGCTGCCCTGCTCTGTCGGGACTTCCTCTACAACCTCGACGGCTTCCGTCTCCACCGCAGCGGGGGTTATGTCCATCGTTACGGTGCCGTTGTTGATGGTCCAGTGGATGGTCGGCAGGTTGTCTGCTTTCTCTTGGTTCATCACCCCGGTACGCTTGGCGGTGAACTCTGCCACTTTGACTGCGTCCGCCATCGACAGCTGTTCCTCGCTTGCGAGCTTTGTCGCTATGAGGGTCATAGCCTGCATGTGGACTTCTTTTGCAGCCTCTCGAGAAATGTGCTCGAAATTATCGGTAATCGTTTGGGTCATGTGTTCAACTCCCGCAGCTTAGATTCGATGTTCTGTATCCCCGAAATGAAGTTGCCTTTCGTTAAAGTCTTTGCAAACTCCGTCACTTCATCAGCGGTTAGCCCTGACCAAGGACGTGCCCTTTCCGCTCTTAGTGCGGCTTTCTTCAGCGCTTTGTTCTCTTCAACAAGTTCGTTAATCTGATTAAGAACATCCTTCAGCATTTCAGAAGTCTCGTGGAGTGCTTTCATTGCTTCAGTCATGCTTGCCCCCTTGCTTTGGCTTGCAAGCATCATTGAAACCCTCGGCATAGCCCATTGCATATTCTGCGGGTGTATTCTTCTCCCGCAGTCGCTCTTGCGCCGCCGCCACTAGGTCAAACGGCGCGTCTTTCTTGTCGAGCATCAAAGACATACTCTCCTCGTCAGTCAGGTCTTTCCACCCGCCTCTAGATGCATAAGACAAGGCGTGTTGCAGTACGTCCTTGGCATGGCACAGTGCTTCTGTGGACTCGCTCAACTGCATAGGGGTAGTTGCGTCAAGCTCTAACTTGATGGCTTCAATGGCAAACCTGATAGCTTCAATAATCATGTCTCTTCTTCCTCTAGTTCAGGTTCTAAAAGTTCTTGTAGTCTTTGCAGCCTTTCGATGGCCGCAAGCACCTCTTGTCGCTCTTTGATGGACAAGGTTCGTGACGTTCGTAAACCGTTTAAAGACAACAGCAGAGCTTCGATGGACATGGTTTTCCCCGAAAAATCTGATGTTAAAAAGCGAGTGTGAAACGCCAGTCACAAACGGCCCCTTATGTTGTGAACAGTCTCAACGGCATGCCCAAAAGCGATGTATTTGTCGTCTGAATCAGACAGTGAATGCCATATCGCAGACAGTTGTGCATCGGTCAAAGGCGGTGAGTTGTAGGGACTCAGTGTGGCCTTGGCCCACCTCTCCAGCCGTGACGGGTCAACCGCCGGGTGTTGAAGCGCAGCTACCAGTATTTGGATGGCTTGTGGGTACACCGACTCATGCCGAACATGGCTCTCAATCACCTCGATGGCGTACTTGAGGGCTTCATCCTTAATGTTCATCAGGTGCCCCGAAAAACTGCGACCTCTGGTGCGTCAAGGCTTCCACATCTTCATCACTGAGCGAGTACCGAGGGGCGTGCAGGGCGTTGCGTAGAAGCTCGATGGCGGTATCCACAAAACCCTCGTCTGAGGGGGGCATGGGATTGAACTCGCGCACCAGTTGCAAGGCCTTGTACGCCACCTCGGCAGCGTGTTTCAGGTCACCCATTTACACACGCTCGGACAAGATACGCTCGGGGTCACGCTTTGGCTCTTGGGGCTTTTGGGCCTTCTGTGCCTCTTGCTGCTTGACCTGCTCGGCCTTCTGTTGCTCTTCCACTGCGCCCACCTTCTTGACAGGCTCAACGGGCTTGTGTGCTACGTGATTTACGCTGCTGGCTGCATCAACTCTCATTTTCTAGCTCCTGTAAAAATAAAATTAACGACTTCAACTCTTCTGCCATCCGGCGCAGAGCTATTGGGTTACCTCGCCCCTTGGCGCTGGCTTCCATCAACTCAGCGGCACTGGTCAGCGAATCAATCGCATGACCCAATCTCTCTATGTGTTCCGCTTTCATGCGTTCTTGGCCCTCAACTCGTTCTCGATGGCACGGGCAAACGTCAGGTACACATTCCCACCTGTCTGCTTGCGCACGTCTTCCAAGATGTCAGATACCTCTTTTTCGCGCAGACCGTCCCAGCTTCGCTTGGTAGAGGTGCTGGGTTTGACTTGGGTGTAGGTCACCTTGCACCTGCTGCATGCCCATTCCGATATGCGGTTGGCGCTGGCATCGACCCAAACGTGTTCGCAGTTCATCTCTGTGGGGTGGGTCTTAGGCCGCATGCTGTTTGACATGTATTGATACTAACACGTTAGTTTCACGTGAAACAAGTAGCTAACATGTTTTGACAGGCTCATCTGATGAGCTTGCGGGCTCAGGGCGCTTAGTAGTCTGGGTGTAATTTACTTAACAGCTTGTTAAAACTAGGTAGGATTTTTTGGCTGGCGGCGGTCACTTAGCGCAGGCGTTGGCTTTGTGAGCTTGCGTAGATGAGTGTTATTTACTTAACAGCTTGTTAAAACTAGGTTCTCGCTGAGCGCGACACGTAAGGGTACCGGGGCCTCCGCGTCCACGTTGTCCCATCCCCCCTCCCGACGTGCTGCCACCCCCCCCTACCCCCCGATTTTCAACATTAGTAGCACTGTATGGCAGTGATCGCGCTGCTAACGTAGGTGGATGTTCATTAACAAGGTCACATGCCAGTTAAACCTTATGCTTGCCGCGTGCTATGTGCCGCGCTAGGTGTAGCGTTCAGCGTACGGTGTGTGGATTGTGTTAGTGGGCGGACTATGTTTGGCCTTTAACAATTCGGATTGGGTAAACCTATGTGCTTACACCTAGAGATGTGTATGCGTAGCAGTAGCCGATGTTTTGCGCTTTGAGTGAAGCAAGCGCCGTTTTAGACCGCTCAGCACCTAACCGCCTCACGGCGCAGGGTGTAAACACGTTGGCAACGTGGAGCGGGCTACTAAATGGGTTTTCATTCCGAGAATCCATCTTTTAGCGTACTTAACCCCACGAAAGGCTCAACATGAACGCAATCACCACCATCGACACCCAGACCTTCGCAATCAGCAAAAAGGGTGCAATCGGCTCCTTCGCTCTCGCCATCGCTTTCGCAGACCGCAACACGCGGCTCGAGATCGGTCAGACCATGTATGCATCATGGATACGCTCGGGCAACTTCCAGAGCATTGTGAACGACACCATGAACAACGGCTTTTTCACCAAATCACAGTGCATCGTGATGAACGCGGTGGTCACTTCGTTCAAGGTGCAACCGGGTGAGCGCCTAAACGCGACTCAATTCGCACAATTCTGCGACATCGCTTGCGCCACCGTGGGCGACAAGGAATTGAAGGGCAAGAAAGCCTTCATCTTTGGAATCCTGAGCCGCGTGTCTCGCAAGTCTATGACTGTTGACGCCTAAGCGTCTAACACCCCCCACGCTTCACTCAGTGCACTCAAACGGTGCATTGGGTGATGTCACGTCAAAACTACTAGGAGAAAACCATGCGAGTGCACCTGCTACCCAAGGGTGTGACCATTGCACCTCTGCCAGCACCCCGTACAGGCGACGTGGGCCGAGTTTTACAGGGTGGGCTACCACCCCAGCCATACCGCGCTCGAAACGATTGGAGCGCCGCTAATCCAAGAACACGCCGTGACGGCACATCTAACGCTCTTCATGTCGAGTGCTTCCATAGTGTCGCATTGTGGGACGCCTCTGCACGCAACCGTGCAGGTCACGTGGTCGGTCGGTGGGTCGCACCATGAGCTGGGAAGTTGAACTTACCTTACTGGGCATCATCATTGCGCTGGTGTTCTACGCTGCGATCTACCACGGTCGCAACGGCGACGGCAAGTAGGTGGGTGGGTGCACGCCAGTGCCCCAATGCCTAAAAAGGATTGGACAGATAGTGAGTGCAGTTAGGTTAGGTGCAGTCTTGGGACTCAAGACAAAAAACAATTGCTTCTATTTGTTCTCTTTCTTTATTTTATTTATTTCTATTATTTTCTTTACTTGCTTCACTTGCTTCACTTGCTTCCTATAAAGGTATTTTTTGAAGAGGTACGTGTAGAACGCAAAGTGTATTACAAGTTAGTGTTAGTGCGTTTTATGTATTTCCAAAAAGTGTATTACACAATTCAGTTTAGTCCACTCTTATCGAAAAAAAGCTTTATAGGAAGCAAGAGAAGCAAGGGTGAAGCCCAAAAACGCAAGAGTAGACCCAAAAACGCAAGAGTAGAAGTCTTTACTTGCGTCCATTTCTTTACTTGCGTCCGCCAATTTAAGCTTTTTGTAATCACGTAATCTTGTATTACACTAACAGGCTAACCAACTTTCACGAAAGCCCCGAAAATGCAAGAGAAGAAACGCAAAGGTAAAACCGAGCAAATCAACGTCCGGATGCCCAAATCCGTGCTCGATAAGTTAGACCAAATGTCTGACCGAACAGGCTGGACTCGCACCAAACTGGTCACATTAGCGTGTGACAGGTTCACCAAGCAGTGTGACAACCTGCTGCACTTTGAGCCCGTACCCCTGACCCCTGAGCGCATAGAACTGCGCGAACGTATCCGCAACGTGTTCACTTGGACTGCCCAAGACTGGGTGAATTCAGGCTACCCCGATGGCGCAAGTGCAGGCCGTACACCTGATGACGCGTACCACAACCTGCTGGTGTTTCACAAATTCCGCCCGCACATCCCTGAAAACTACTAGGAGAAAACATGGACACACTGAAAGTCTCAATCAAAAACGTGTACGGCAGAGACACCATCTACCCCGAAAACGAAACTGCGGAAATCTTCTGCCGCATCGCTGGAACACGCACACTAACGCGTGAGACCCTGATCCTTGCTGGAAAACTAGGTTTCGGCTTAGAGGTCATCGCACCTACGGTGGTCTTATGAGTGACACAAGTGGCGTAAGTGATGCAGGTAGAGAGTACAGCGCCGTGGGCGCTTACCGGCAGCACGTCAAAGCGTGCATCTTGCGTTACCGAGTGACGCCAATACGACAAGCCGCGTTCATGCGGCTATCCCAGCAAGACGATGCCCCGCGCAGGGTAGTTACGAGGACGGACTCCGAGGAGTTCCCCTATCTATTAGTAGACACACTAACAGGCGCAACGCGCCACTATATAAAGGAGAGCGAGACATGATCTGTCTTTATGCTATGCCCAAAGGGGCGTCCGAGCGGCGCAAGGAATGGTTAATAGCCAAACTGGAAACCCACGGAGATGCACTTCGCCTCAAACATCAGCTCATGCAACAGGGCTGGCACACATTTCGAATCACAAGTTTTGGAGGAGCGTTCGCATGAGCAAAGCAAGTTGGATCGAGCTGACCCAGCTCCACGCATGGTGGAAATGGGGTGACAGACCAGTGGAGCAGGTGAGTGCCGCGCTTAGCGCCATGATCAAGTACGCATCCCCACGGGATGCTGAAACTATGCGGGATTACGCCAAAGAGTTTGGCATCCCCATCCACGCCTAGGGTAAACACTTAGGCTTTTTCACGTCTGCGTTAGTGTTAGTGCGTTATTATATATAACATGTTAGTCTAATACAGACACTCTGTTTTTAACTCAACGAAAGGTCTCATATGGTCACACGATCATCACTCCCCACCCGCCTAGCGGAAGGCCGCATCTACAACGTGGCGTTACCTAGAGAAGAGATGCGCCTTGGGCGCAGCGCTGTACTGCGCGGCCCAGCACTCGAGCAGCAGTATCAGGTACTAGGAGGCGTACCCGTGCCGGTAGGTGCACCCAAGCGCGTGGAAGGTTCGGCTGGTAAGAAGGTAGTCGTAGGTTCTATCGTCTTGCTCGCTAGTGGGCGGGCGTCTTACATATCGGTGAACGCTGAGCTCAGCATGGCGCTCTACGGGGAAGCCAACCGCACCGGGTCTCACATACGTGTGCCCTCATACGACACCTACGGCGGCAAACTGTACGTAGTAACAGGCGTGAGCAGCGACGGCAAGTTGTTCTCCGTGGTTAGGCTATGGGAGCCGTACCGCTACGACGCTCGGTTGATAGTGGACTCAGGAGCTGGAACTGTCGGGATACGCGGCGGCGACACTGTGGCAGAGGTGCGCTCTAATACACGCCGCACCGTGGTAAGTGAGCTGGTCTCGCACTCCACCATGACACTGGCAAGGGCTTCACACATCCGCGGTGTGTTCTCGCCAAGCGCCCTGCCCCCCACACTGCTCGAGTACATCAAGTCCGAAGCCAAGGGCCGCATCACTGACGCGATGTATAAACGCCTAGCCGACCTAGCGAACGCGCCACTGGAGAACTACCGAGCCATCCAGATTCTGGACCACCTGCGCCATGACAACAGGCTCACACGTGTGGCGCGCTGGGCGCACAAAGGTAAGTTTATTTCTAGACAGCTCAGTCGCGCTGCGAAATACGCTGCAGCCGGTGCACGTTCACGTGCGCTGGAGCCCCTCAACAATGCCCACACCACACTCTCAGAGGTGTGCCGCACTAACGTCGATACGATAGTTAACGACTACGCCAAGCGCATCGGGCTGGGGGATTTATCCCGGGCTGGGTGTGGACACTGGCACGAAGGGTCGGCAACTACCTTGGTGCTCGACAGGTACGGACGGACGGATACCTACTGCCCCGCATGCACGTCCAGCTACGGCGTGAACGCTGTGTTGGATGACGGTACTACGGCGATGGTGCACAACAGCAACCACCTGCACGACTGGAGCGACGGTACTAGGAGAATGGCGCGTGAGCCCGGCGTCATCGGCGGTCGGCACTCCGGCAAAGGTATCGTGGGGTTCATAGAGCCACGTGTCAAGCGCGAGATCGGCAGCTACCCCACACTGGGGCTGGAGCTTGAGATGCAGGCGTACAACAACACACCGCGAGAGGCGGTCGTGCGTGAGATGCGCAACAGGTTAGCTAACGTGTTATCCCCCCAAGAGCTGCGCCGCTACGTGCACTTCGAGGAGGACGGCTCCACGGGTATCGGGGGCGTAGAGATGGTCACGGGCTACACCGACCTGCACACTCACAACATGCTGCTCAAGAAACTCCTGTGCACCGACGAGGGCAAGCCAGCATGGGCGGGCAGACTGCGCAGCCACGATGCGTCCGGTCAGTCTTGCGGTATCCACGTGCACATCCAAAAGCCCAAGAGCTTGATACATGCGAGCCGCATGCGCTACTTCATCAACGCCGCAGCTACTAAAGAGTTAATTACCGACGTGGCACGACGCTACAACGTCCACTACGCCAAGATTAACAACTCGCTAACAGCAGCATCACCCGAGAAAGCCGCGTCCGCGCAGCTCAAGAACTTCAAGGGCTACGACACCCGTGCGACCAAGGAGACTCAGACCCGTGCACTCAACCGGTTCAACACCGACCGCTACGAGGCGCTGAATTTCCAGAACCCGAGGACAGTGGAGTTCCGCCTGTACAGGGGCAGCATGATGCACGAGACGGTCATGGCATGCATGGAGCTCACCCAAGCGGTGTACGAGTACACGCAGTTCCGCACAGCGGGTATGCCCACAGTGCCCGGGTTCATTGACTTCATCAACGCCGCAGACCAAGCCTCTACGACTAAAAACTTGCGCAACTACCTGCACAAGAAAGGCTGGAGCGAGGTGCGCGTGGCGAAGGTGCGCAAGGAAAAGCTCGAGGCTGAGACAGCTGAGCTGGCAATTTAACTAACTGAAAGGAACTAATTATGTGTTTACTTATTGTTCAAGACGCTCAGACCAACTTCACGGACGAGCACCTACACGACTTCTACTCACGCAACCGCGACGGTATAGGAGTTATGTGGTCGGAAGACGGACAGCTGTGCTACGAGAAGATGCTCCCCGCGTCAGCTCAAGAGTCGGTAGATTTTTACAACCGAGTGGCGCGTGGCAAAGTGTGCGCTGTGCATTACCGCATGAGAACTCACGGAGATATCGACTATGAGAACTGCCACCCCTACGAGGTGTTCGGGTTCGACAAAGAGCACGAGATGCCCATGCTGCTCATGCACAACGGTGTGCTGCACACAGGTAACGCCTCCGACAAGACCAAGTCTGATACGTGGCACTACATCCGCAACTACCTGCACAAGTTGTTGGCAGCAGACCCCGCGCTGGCTTTCACGCCCGAGTTTAGTGACTTGATCGGCAGACACATCGGCTCTAACCGGTTCGCCATCATGAACAACCTTGGGCAGATCGCTGTGATCAACAAGCAGCAAGGCGTGACGTTCAACGGGGCGTGGTTGTCCAACGAGTACGCATGGAGCTCCACTAAGTACCTACCCCGCAAGGTGTACACACAGAGCAGCTACGGTGGGTGGAACTCTAAGACAGGTAAATACGAGGGTGGACTGCACCACCCAAAGTCACCGGCCAAGACGGTGGCCACGACGCCCAAGAGTACGTCCGCTGGTGGGAAGAAACCCAAGACACTCAAGACGTACCAACCTCAGACCCCCCTATACCCGGATGGCCTCCCGAACCCAAAGATAAATCCATATAACAACTGGACCAACGGGGTCGGCACAGACTGCGACTGTCTAGAAGACCTCATCGAGGTGTACGAGATTGTTTCGGATATTTACCCCGAACACTGCACCACCATGAAGCAGCTCGAGTGCATGGCCGAAGAAATGGGTATCACCAAGCTGTACTTGGCAGCAGAGGTGCTAGGAGAAGGACTGATGAGCGAGCAGTCGTGGGACACGCTTACAGCCAGCCGCGTAGAAATGCGCCACTTCGCCAAGCAACCCATAACCGACTGGTATCCCGACCGAGCAACTAAAGCCCTGATTATGTAGGGGGTTCATAGCAGCACGCTGGCGAACATTGAAGGTGCATCTGCCAGACCCAGCGTGGAGTGCATGGAGTCCCCCTTGCAACAAATACTTCTGCGCTCGCCTTTCTTACCTTGCGCCGGGCAAGGAATGCACACCCCGGCACCTTCATATCTAACAAGGAGTTGACATGGACACCAACACATTTAAATCTGCGTACAGCGAGTTCCGCAATGGGGCCAACGAGTTCTACAAACACTGGGCGCAAGAGTCGTTCCACTATTCGGACGGGGTTAAAGCCTGTGCGGACGCGGGATGCCACTGGTTACTAGACGTTGCCGCCACTGAGCTACCCGCAGTTCTCAAGGACAAGGACGAGATGCTCGGATGCTTACACGTTAGTGTCCAAGACAGTAGCGCCAAGCTGTACATGACGGGCGGCGCAGACAAAGTGTTGTGGGAGCGCTCCGTGCCCTACACCGACATGCCCGATGGGGAGTGGATGTTCTACGTGGCAGACGAACTTTACCGCCGCGCCATGATTCTGCCCTCTGAGTATTGATGCCATGAACGCTTACATGTTAGAGCAACTTTTCGAGAAACTGAACCGCCCCAAGTGGTTCTGGCCTTTGATCTACGCGGTACTAACCCTACTGCTATTACTAGGAGGAAATGACGAATGAGACCCAGCATGCGCAGCCTGATGAACAGCAGGGATATGAGCTACGAGGAAGCCGACGACTACATGTCGGACTGGTACGACCAGAAATACCACGAGGAAAAAGACCGCGAGGTAGAGAAATACTTTGCCGCTAAAGACAAGGAGGTGCGCCGTGAAACTAGAGATTGAAGAGTCACCCTCGACGTTCGACATCATCTGGGACTACGCCGTGGCAATGTTTGCGACCTTGGGGTTCCTATGCGCACTAATCGCCGTTGCATTTGTCGTGGGGTTTGAGTCCCAAAAGCAAGCTGCAGCTGTAGTACCGGCTACCGACTGCCAAAACTTCGGAAGCGAAAACACCGTGCAAGTCGGTGAGAAATGTTTTACCAAACGTGGAAAGGAATTGAAATGAAGAAATTTTATGTGTTCAACCACAACGGAACCCTGTTAGGTCAGTTTGAAACCCTCGAAGCTGCTGAGGCAGAGGCTAAGTTTTACAGGGAACAGACAGGCAACGCCGCTTACGTAGAGGAGCAGTAATGAGCCTAACTCTTCGACTTCCCGAGCCGACTGACTTCCCAGCGTCGGTGTTTGATCAAAACGGAACCCTGATATTTATGGGGCCGAGGGAAAACTGCGAGCAGCTGGCCGAAAAGGTGGGCGGGCTCTACTGCTGGAACGTAAACGGCAAGCCGATCATTCGTAAAGATTATGAGGAGACAGCATGAAACATTCTGAACGTTTTGCACTTGGTCAATGGCTTTGTGCCTATCCCGACGACACCAGCTACGACGAGATTTTGCAGATGGTGCGTGATGAAGATGAGAGGGTCACGGTTTGGGAGCCTTTAGATAGGAGCCCGAGCTATGAGGTAGCAGACGTTATCGAAGACACCAAGATCGCCGTTGAGCATATGTTGGACGACCTTGTGTATGGGGTTCGTCTGTCTGACAAGACCGAAGAAGAGTCGATAGCAGAAGGAGTAATGGAATGAAAACAGCAGAACTGACGGGCGCTGCCCTTGATTGGGCGGTGGCGCAAGCGCAAGGCTTGGACTATGAAATCGTCGATGGCACTGTGGTAACAGGGGCAAAACGCTACGAGGCTAACAGCGCCAATGACTACTGTGGCTGTGAATTCGACGAGGTGTATGCGCCCTCAACCGACTGGGCACAAGCTGGCGCGATCATTGAGCGGGAGTTCATCGAACTCCTCTTGTTTGTCGATGATGGTTCAGTGTGGTTTGCACACCTTGGTGCAAAGCATTTCCCATTAGACGCACAGGTTACCGGCCCCACCCCACTAATCGCAGCCATGCGGTGTTACGTTGCAAGCAAGCTTGGCGAAGAAATCGAGATACCGGAGGAGTTGATATGAAGTGCCCACGATGTGGAATAGAAACAGGGAACAAGGTGCTGGAGTCTCGCAAGGTAGACGGGGAAGTGCTACGAAGACGCGACTGTCACGGGTGCGGTAAGACGTTCGTAACCAAAGAAGTTGCGGACCTTGACCTGCGAATCCCAATGGTCAGGCGAAACCAACCGGTAGGCGAGAGGTCACACGGCGTTCGAGTTAGTAACAACGATATTTTTGGAGCGTGGAGATGATGCACACCAAGGACGAGTTTTTGACATGGAAGCTAGAGAACCTCGCAGGGCTGGCATCCGAGCTGCACGAAGATAACGCCAAGCTGCGCGAGGCCAATGAACAACTGCGCCTTGATCTTAGAGACGCCATGAAGTTAGTCAGGCAACAACACAAGGAAACCCAGTGAATTTAATAACCGTTGATTACGAAACCTTTTGGACCAAGGAACACAGCCTGTCCAAGATGCTGCCCATGACTTACGTGATGCACCCGCAGACGCAGATCATCAGTTGTGCTGTCAAGATCGACGACGAGCCCACCGAGGTGTGGTTCGGAGAAGACAATATTGCCGAGGCGTTCAAGTCCATCCAGTGGGACGACGCTATGGTGATCGGGCACAACATGAGCGGGTTCGACGCCATGATTCACGCTTGGCGTTTCGGTATCCATCCAAAGATGTGGGGCTGCACGTTAGCTATGGCAAAACCCATCCACGCAATCACGGTGGGTAACTCGTTAGCCAAACTTGTAGAGCACTACCAACTCGGGGTGAAGGACAACTCCGTACTCGTGGCGACCCAAGGTAAGCGGCTGGAAGACTTCACCGCGGACGAGCTGGCGCAGATGAGCCACTACAACAAGGCCGACACTGACCAATGCTTTGAGTTATTTAAGCGGCTGCGCCCACACTTTTCACGACAAGAGCTGTGGCACATCGACGCCACGATCAGGATGCTGGTCGAGCCCAAGTTTGTAGTAGACAAAGACATGCTGGGGGCTGCACTACTAGGAGAACGCAACCGCAAGTACGAGGCTGTGATGAACTTAGCTGAACTGTTGGACCTCGACATCGAGGGCGACACCAGCAAAATCGAGGAGGAAGTTACCACACAACTGGCCTCCGCTGCCAAATTCTCCGAGATTCTGGAAAATCGGGGCGTACCTGTGCCTATGAAAGACTCACCGTCTACCGAGGGCAAACAAATCCCAGCACTGGCTAAGACCGACCCCGGGTTCATCGCACTACAGGAACACGACGACGACATTGTAGCTGCAGCCGCGTTAGCTCGACTTGCCATAAAGTCTACCATTCTTGAGACACGTATTAACACGTTCTTGGAAGTAGCCGACACCGCGAACGGCATGTTACCCGTGCCGCTGAACTACTGCGGCGCAACAACTACAGGGCGCGACTCAGGCTGGAGCTACAACCCGCAGAATTTACCAAGGGTAAACCCTAAGCAGTCTAAGTTGTCTGACGCACTGCGCAACTGCATGAAGGCCCCCGAGGGTTACTCAGTTGTAGTGGCCGACTTGTCCGGCATCGAGCTGCGGGTTAACCACTTTCTATGGAAGGTAGATTCCACAATGGAGCTTTATCAGAACGACCCACAAGCCGACTTGTACCGCGCTGCGGGGGCTCAAGTGCATGGCCGCACCGCCGAGGAAGTGACCAAAGACCAGCGTCAGATTGAAAAAATCAAAGCCCTCGGACTCGGGTTCGGCGCAGGAGCCTCAACATTCGTTCGCATTGCCAAAACTATGGGAGGCATGGACATCACGCTAGACCAAGCCCAAGACTGGGTTTCTCAGTGGCGTTCGCAGTACAGGGATATTGTTGAGGGGTGGAAAACTTGCGGCAAGGTGTTGCAGGACATCCGCGATGGCATCGAACGGGATATCGACCCGTGGGGGCTGTGTAAAACTAACGCGCAGGGCATACTTCTGCCAAGCGGGAGGCTGATTCGCTACCCTAAACTTCGCACAGAAGAAGGCGGCACTTGGGACGACGGACGCAGTAAGTCATCGTGGGTTTACGGCGAAGGCAGACACAAGACGTTCTTGACCGGGCCAAAAGTAGATGAAAACATCGTCCAAGCGTTAGCCCGAGACGTGCTCAAAGACTACAAGGTGCAAATATTTGCCGCGACTAGACACCGGTCAGTGTTAGATGTGCACGACGAACTTGTTTATATAGTACCCACAGAGCAAGCCAAGGAACACCTTGACACCGTTCAGTCTATTATGCGCACCCCCCCAAAATGGTGGCCTGAGTTGATAACGTGGTCGGAGGGGAGCTATAATTCCACTTACGGTCTAGCAAAATAGGAGTGAGTATGGGAGTCGTAAGAGATTTAACCGGGTTAACAGTCGGTAGATTAACCGTTACAAGGCTGTCGCATATCGGGGAGCGAAACCGAAGGTACTGGAGGTGCGAGTGTCAGTGTGGGGGTGTTAAGGTGCTGAAGTCTGACGCTATAACATCGGGAAAAACGCTGTCGTGCGGCTGCTTGCACTTAGAACGGGCTAGGTCTTTTCGACGTACCCACGGTGCTACCGCAGGGGGCGCGTCAAGAACGTACCGTATATGGTGCGGTATGAAGGCTCGATGCGACACCCCGACAACCACAGGATTCCCGAGTTACGGCGGTTCGGGGGTTACATACGACGCCCCGTGGGCGGAATTTAGTTCGTTCTTAGAGGATATGGGCGAGTGTCCGTCGAGCAAGCATTCACTAGACCGAATAGACGGTATCGCGGGGTACTCCAAGAACAACTGCCGCTGGGCAACTGCGGTAGAACAGACTCGGAACCAACGTACAAATATCACCGTCGTTGTAAGGGGGGTCAAGCAGTTAGCCCGAGACGTTGCGGCATCTAACGGCACACCACTGCCAACATTCAAAAAAAGGCTGTACACGTACCGGTGGCCTGTGGAACAAGCCTGCGGACTACTGCCTAGAGTTAAGGGCGATATCGCTAACAGTTACGGCGCGGCTAAATAGTCTACGTGCGACCCCCCCCCCAACAGAGGGTGTAGTTAGTTTGTCAAGGTGTGTAATAATTAACACAACTATTTAGACACTAAGGACGTATATGGACGCACAAACTAAGAACGAGCTTGTAGTTGCTGTTAACGTACTGATTCAGTCGCCTAACGCACACCACTTGTTTAACATGATGGAGTCGGTCGCACCGTTGTTAGCACGCTACAAGGAACTGCAGCTGTCGGGCGAGGCAGACGACCTCTATCCGCTGGCCCGATTCAAGGTTAGCCACCCGGAAGAGTACGTGAGTATCGTCGAGCTGATCGAACGCAAGCGAATGGACAGGGGGTTCGAGCCCCTGCGTACTGACACGGACGACAAGTTCGACAAGGCTGAGTACATGCAGCAGTTCATGCAGCAAAAACGTATACGTCAGCGACGGGCTGCGGACATCGAGAACCTTCAGCGAGGTGAGCGGGAGAAACTGGTGGGGCGTGCCCGACTGGACTTCATGCAGCGTCAGTCTGAACAGTGGAAGCAAGAGCGCGACGCTCTGATAGACATTGCGAGGAAAGCCGCCCACCCCCGAAAGCTCAAACGGGAAGACATCTCCGCAGTTCTAGAACAGTTCTGGGGTAAGTTGGACGCCAAGCTGGACGCACTGGAAGCTGCTGCAAGGTCTGGCAGGTACACCGGAATAAAGAACACCTCGCTGGCTGATCTGGAGTCCGCCCTGAAGTACGACCCCTACAAAAAATAGAAAAAAAAACCCCTTCTGCCTAGGCAGAAAGGGCTAAGGCCCGCGGGGGGCAGGGAGAGACACACAAGAAAGAGATAACACTATAACAGCTAACGCGCAATAGTAAAAGTCCTGTATTAAAAACACTTAGAAGCTATGTTAGATAGCGTACAATACAACCATGAATAAAAATAACCTGCCGTGGTCTTACAGCAGTTTGACGGCTTTCGAGACGTGCCCACGACGATTCAAGCTGACTAGGGTCACAAAAGAGGTGATCGAGCACCAAACTGAGGCGACTTTGCACGGTAATGAGGTGCACAAAGCGTTAGAAAAGCACCTAAAAGGTGAAGCGCACCTGCCACCCAAGTACGAAAGCTACCTTGCACTGGTTGACAAAGTCAAAGCTGCGCCCGGACACAAGTTAGTTGAATTCAAATTTGCGCTAACTCAAAACTTCAAACCCACTACGTTTTTTGCCAAAGATGCGTGGGTGCGCGGTGTGATTGACTTCGGTGTTCTGTCAGAAAAGACCGGCGTTGTGCTGGATTGGAAGACCGGCAAGCCCAAGGACGACCACGACCAACTCAAACTCTTCGCTGCTGTAGCGTTAGCTACCTACCCGTATTTAGAGTCCGTTAAGACGGGCTACGTATGGTTAGCCCATAATAAAATGGATAGCAAAGAGTTCACGAAAGCGGACATACCTGAGATTTGGGGGGACTTCGCGCCCCGAGTCATCAGACTAACAGAAGCAGCAGAAAAAGATACGTTTCCCCCCAAACCATCGGGCCTGTGCAAAGCGTGGTGTCCGGTTCCTCATAGCAAGTGCGAGTTTTCAGGAAGGACAAGCTAATGATCGCGTCGAAATCGTACACATGGATGACTAACGAAGAGTTAATTACATATCTAACTACCGAGGGCAACCTAACAAGTTTAGAGGTCCAGTTGGTAGACAGATTAGTTACCGCGATAGACGAGGTCACTGCGCTCACCAACGAAATAAATCTGCTCACGCCACAGTAATGGCGGCGACCCCGGAGGCCAAAGTCAAGGCCAAAGTCAAGGCTTACCTTCGGGAGCGCGGGGTTTGGTTCTGCATGCCTATGGGCACCGGGTTTGGTTCCTCGGGTGTTCCAGATTTCATTTGTTGCCACAACGGCAAGCTCATTGGTATTGAGACAAAAGCGCCCGGCAAATTAAAAAACACCACCCTACTGCAAGACATGCAGATCGAGGCTATCCGCGAAAGCGGCGGTGTTGCCGTGGTGGTTGACGACGTAAGACAACTGGAAGGAGTTATATGAGCGACAGAAATTACAAACGCGAGTGGGCTACTGCCAAGGCCCGAGGTGAAGGCGAAGACAATGCAACCCGACACCGTGCCCGGTACGCGATGGAGAAAGCTGGCAAGGTCAGTAAGAACGACGGCAAGGATGTAGGTCACGTAACGGCTATCAAGCGAGGCGGCTCCAACGCACCGAGCAACTTGAAGGTGCAGAGCAAGACAGAAAACCGCAGCTTCGCCCGCAACCCGGACGGCTCTATGAAGTCTGAGACCTCCAAGAAAGAACGCAAGTGACCAAGACTGAGCTGTCGCTGTTGGCCCTGTACCGCAGCCCTGTGGTGCGACTGGAAGACATATCGCGTGCCTACTTCAACATGGACTACAAGACCGCGCAAGACCGCGCAGCGTTGAACTCGCTTGGGGTGCCTACCTTCCGACTTTCCGAGTCACGCAAGTCCCCGCTGGTGATCTCTGTGTCCGATCTTGCGTCATACATAGACGCCAAGGCGTCACAAGCCCGAGACCGCTGGGAAACCTCTCAGGTGTGACATAAGTGTGGCAGCACCACGCTAGACCTCATGAAACTTAACACTCACTCCCATCCATCATCGGTGCAACGCTAACACGTTGTAAGTCTGTGCGGTGGTTGTTCATTGGGAGATATTTTGATTTAGACTAACATATTGATAGACATTGAGGGCTTTTAAGCTGTATACTTTGTGACGAAAGTTGTGACGGAGACCTCGTGTCACACTGGATGTCACACTCAATGTCACACTGGAGAACACACATGACAATTCGCAAGAGAGGCAGTTCATGGCAAGCAATGGTTCGGGTGAAACTCGAAGGTCAGCAGTACGAAGAAACAAGATCGTTTGCCACGGAACGTTTAGCAAAAGACTGGAAGCAGCGAACCATAGCCTCGATCAAGATCAATGGCATACCGCAACGCGTCAAATCATCCATGACGCTCGGTCAGTTATTGCTGGATTATCAAACCGCAGTCAACGAAGTCAAGCCTATGCGCAGACAGATGAACTGGGAGATCGAACAACTTAGCGAGGAGTTTAAAGATGCAAAACTCAACCAACTTACCCCCAAAGTTTTCTCCGACTTCGGGCGCAGGCGAACTTCTGACGGCGCTAGTGGAGCCACCATCATGCACAACCTCGCAACAGTCAGGGGCGTCCTCAATGCTGCAAAACCAGTATTGGGGGTCGATGTCAATGGAGACACAGTTAGCGATGCAATCAAAGCTCTGCAACGAATCGGAGCAGTCTCGAAAAGCCAGAGCCGAACGCGACGCCCATCTGGCGACGAACTCGTGGCCCTACGCAGGGAGTTCCACCGACAAGCAGGACACCCCCAAACGCTACTCCCGATGGAGGCCATCATGGACTTGGCTGTCGCACTACCGAGGCGCTTGGGCGAACTTACTGAGATGCTGTGGACTGACTACACAGGCGAGCAAATCACCCTCAGAGACACCAAGAATCCGGTAGCCCCACGCACCGAGGTCATCCCTGTACCACGTGATGCAGCAGATATCATCGACACCCTGCCGAAAATAGACGCTCGAATACTGCCGTACAAAGCAGAGTCCGTTGGAGCAAGCTGGCAGCGTGCTTGCGGTCGCTTGAAAATTGTGGACCTGCATTTCCATGACTTGAGACACGAGGGCATCAGCAGGTTGTTCGCCGCCGGGCTTGACATTCCTGAAGTCGCGTTGATCTCCGGGCACCAGAGCTGGGCCATGCTCAAACGATATACACACCTAAAACCAAGCACTGTTTTAGAGAAACTAAGTGCAAACAGAAAAGCAACTCCGAGCAAGGATGAAACATGAGCAAACTACTTGAAGCCATAGCTGCCACCTGCAACATGGATTACGAGTCCGACGCGCAGTTCCGAAGCGAGTACCAGTACCAATCCACCCGAACCAAGAAGCCTATCTTTACGGCAGGGGACGACTACTACTGCATGAGTTCCACCAAACCCACAGACGAAGTTGGTTCCGACTGGACACTTCACACAGACCAGTTCTGGGCGGAGCAAGCCGGTAGCAAACTGTGGCGCAGTTCTGCGAAAGGCGAGTAATGCTAGTCGTAAAAAACCACAAGAAACTACTGCTCAACCTGAACAACCCGGACCGGGTAACAACCATCATCCCCACAGCACGTGCCGTGGAAGTCAAGGGGCAGACGTTAGTAGCCGTCCCCCACCGAATGGAAGAGGTCCGGGTATTGCGCAATTTAGGTTTCGACGCACCCGCTCCGATGGGCAGCTACTACGACTGGCCGGGCAGGTTCAAGCCTTTTGAGCATCAGAAAGTGACCGCAGAGTTTCTGACAATGAACCCCAAGTCGTTCTGCCTGAATGGAATGGGCAGCGGCAAGACCCTCTCAGTTCTGTGGGCGTTCGACTACCTCAAGAAGCTAGGCGCAGTCAACAAGATGCTGGTCGTGTCACCTCTGTCCACGCTGGAGCGCACTTGGGGAGACGAGGTGTTCAACCACTTCCCTGAACTGACTTTTGCTGTCTTGCACGGTAGCCGAGAGCGCAGACACAAGCTGCTCGCCAGCGACTTTGACATCTACTTGATCAACCACGACGGCATCAAGTCCAAAGAAACCTGCAAACTTCTCGCGGACAAAGAGGGGCTTGACGTCGTATGTGTGGATGAGATCGCCAGTTTTCGCAACGCCAGCACGGACCGCTGGAAAGCGCTGAACGCGATATGCAAAGACAAGGAGTGGGTATGGGGGCTCACCGGTACGCCTACACCTAACGCACCTACGGATGCTTGGGCTCAAGTCAAACTCATAAGCCCTACCCGAGTGCCCAAGTATTTCACAGCGTTCCGAGATCAAGTCATGCGCCCGCAGACCAAATTCAAGTGGACGCCAAGAGACGGGGCATTGGAGACGGTACGCCAATCCATGCAACCCGCAGTGCGGTTCGCTCGTGAAGACTGTATCGACCTGCCACCCACGACGTTTGTGACCCGACAGACCGAGCTGACCGCAGAACAAAAGCTGGCGTACCGGCAGATGCTGGTCAAGATGAGGGCTGAAGTGGGCAGCGGTCAAGTCACCGCTATCAACGAGGCTGTGAAACTTACCAAACTCTTACAAATAGTGTGCGGCACAGCTTACACCCCGGACGGCGAGGTCTCCATACCGAGCCACCACCGCGTCAACTTGGTCAAAGAGATCATCGAGGAAGCTGGGGCCAAGGTCATTGTGTTCGTACCGTTCACCGGAGCGCTCAACGCTGTAGCGGAAGAACTCGGCAAGGACTTCACCGTGGAGATGGTGCACGGCGGTGTCAGTAAGAACGAGAGGGACAGAATCTTTGGGGCGTTCCAGAAATCCCAGAATCCACAGGTTCTAGTTGCCAACGCAGCAGCAATGTCCCACGGACTAACACTAACAGCAGCCAACACAATAATTTGGTTCGCGCCCATAAATTCGCTGGAAACCTACGAACAGGCTAACGCCCGGATTGTCAGACCGGGACAGAAGCTCAACACCCTGATTGTCAACGTCGAAGCCTCCGACATGGAGCGCAAGATGTACGCCCGATTGCAGCATAAGGGCAAGATGCAAGGGCTGCTGCTGGAACTTCTGAAAGGAGAGAGTTGATGGCCGAAACCACGAAGGCCGAACTAGAAATAGTTCTTGCATGTTAGTCTGTTAGTTATGCTACAATATATTCACACAAGGAAAGGAAAATAAAATGATCGACGACATCGTAGAAAAGTACGTGCAGCTGCGCGACAAAAAAGCCGAATTTAAGGCGGAATACAACCAAAAAGTGGCCCAAGTAGACGAGGCGTTAACCCGCATCGAAGCTCACTTGCAAGCCAAGATGCAGGAGCAGGGGCTTAAATCCCTGCCAACCAGCGCGGGCACTGCTATGTTAGTGCACAAATCGTCCGCCACAGTAGCTGAGTGGGGTTCGTTTCTTGACTATGTGAAGGCTAACAACCTGTGGCATATGCTCAAGCAAGACGTTAACCCGACCGCTATCAAGGAGTTTCGTATTGCCAATGATGACATCCCCCCGGGACTGAATTGGCGCGAAGCAGTTGTAGTCCAAGTAAGAAGGAGTTAACATCATCACCCCACACAAGAGTAAAACCTAATGACAACTACCCCGCTAACACCGCAGGGCCGCGCTGAACTTCTGGAGCATATGACCCATGCGACCATTTTGTGGACAGAAGACCTGATGAAAGGGTACTTTGAAGACCCTAAAGGTAGCGAAGCACAGCAACTAACCCTAGAAGCTTACGCTCAAGCTATCACCATAATCGCAAACCGACTCCCCAACCGCAAGGCACTCTTAAAAACCTTTCTGTTGGAACTGCAAGACACCGTAAACAAGGAATCCAAATGACCGCAATCATCCCATTCGACGCCCAACTCCCCGCCCGCCGCTCCGGTAACCGTATCCCTGGCATCAACAAAGATGTGCTGGGTGCAGCCATCGCCACGTTCCCCGTCTTGTCCATCAAGGGCAAGGTGTTCACTCTGGTCAAAGGCTCCGAGAAGAAAGTTCTCACTCGTGAGATCGACGGTGAAGAAGAACCCGTGCAGTCCTTGACTGTGGCTGTGGCACGAGCTAACACTAAGTACCGCGTGTTCTACGCATCTAACTACACCGAAGGCGAGTCGGACGGCAAGAAGCCCACCTGCTACTCTCACGACGGCGTTACCCCAGACTCCAACGCTTCCGAGCCTCAAGCCAAGAAGTGCGCCATCTGCCCGCAGAATGTGTGGGGTGTGCGTGACGGCAAGGGTTTCGCTTGCTCCACCAAGACCCGCTTGGCCGTGGTTGACCCTAACAACCTCAACGGTGAGCCTTTCCTCTTGAACGTACCCGCTGCATCCCGCAAGAGCTTTGCTCAGGTAGTAGACGCCGCCGATGCACGTGACCGGGACTATAACGAGATGGTGATGAAAGTCACGTTTGACAAAGACGCCGCATCCCCCAAGCTGGTGTTTAAGCCAACAGGGTGGCTCGACGATGCGTCTTACGCGGCGGTGCGCAGTCTCTACGACAGCGAGATCGTACGTGACATGGTGGGTGCAACTAACCCCTCAACTGCCGCTGAGTCTGTAGACGAGTCGGAAGTCACCGCTGCTCTTGCCGCACACAAAGCAGTTGCCACTGCCAAAGCTGCCCCGAGAGCCGAAGTCATTTCCGTGGACGACATCGAGGAAGTGGTTGCCAAGCCCAAGGCCGACAAGCCCAAAGCAGAAAAGCCTAAGAAGGCAGAAGCAGCCACCAGCGTAGACGATCTGCTGGCGGACATGGACTCCATCCTCGGCAACAAAGACGACTAAGAACCCCCCCGACCCGCCGCGCAAGCGGCCCCGGATAAAGGTAACCGGGAACTATCTGGAGACTACAAGTGTTAGATTTTTCAATGGTCCAAGCTTCGGGCCTTACCCAAGTCGAGCTTGCAAAGGTGTTAGGTGTTAGCCGAACAACGGTTAACCTTTGGTTCAACGGCAAGATGAACCCCCACCGCCTTCATGCCGAACACGTCGAGCGGCGCATGGAATTGTTAAGTGCCGCACTGCGCAAGAACCTTATCCCCAAACAGACCGGGCGTCGAAAGCCGAGACATGCCGAGATAGAAAAAGCATTGCAGCTCGCTGCCACTGAACAGTAATAGCACCTCGGGGGAATCATGCTAGAAAGTTTCTATCGGGATGTACTCCCGGCAGAGGGGAACTTCGCCCTCTGGAATAAATTAACCAAGAAGAATATCTGGTTCTCGAGCCAAGAAGAACTCCTCGAAGCCACGCAGTACGCCGTAGAAGATGAAGCGCAAGGTGTGTACTTTGCCACTGCGACATTCAACGATCAAGCGGTCATCAACGGGGACAAGGACGCCCGCACCCAAGCTAACGTAGCTGGCAAAAAGTGTTTCTATCTTGACCTCGATGCAGGTGAGAAGAAGCTTGCCAAACACGGTCCTGACAAAGTTTATGAGACGCAGCGCCATGCGCTTGCGGACTTCGTGGCGTTCACCAAAGACACCGGACTCGCGCCTACCTACCTGATTTCCAGCGGCGAGGGGCTGCACCTGTACTGGGTACTAGGAGAATCGGTGGATGTGGCCACGTGGACTGCCACTGCCAAACGGCTGTCTCGCCTGTTCAAACAATACGGACTCAAGGAAGATTCAGCGGTCACCGCAGACAGCGCCCGCATCCTGCGCCCCATCGGCACCATGCACGAGAACGGTACAGTAGTCAGAGCACTCACCCGCCGTGGCCCAGAGTACACCTACGAGGGATTTAGGACCGCAGTATCTAACCTGTTAGATGATGAATTTGAAGACGCCCCTCCGCGCCGCGAGCGGGATTCCAGCATCAACAAGGAGGTCATGATTGAGGGGCCTCCCAAGTCCATACGCAAGATTGCGGTCAAGTGCGAGGCTATGGCTGACGCTATACGCGCACGAGGTAACGTCGAAGAGCCCTACTGGCGAGCCATGCTGGGCATCATTAAGCACACCGTCGAGGGCGACAAAGCCGCCCATGCGTTTAGCTCAGGACACCCTGACTACGACCGCGCTGACACGCAGTACAAGATGGACAACTGGAAGACAGGCCCCGCTACCTGCACCGAGTTCAGCAAGTACAGCAAGAAATGCGAGAGCTGCCCAAGCAGAGGTAAGGTCAAGTCCCCCATCACCCTCGGCTACATGAACGACGCTGAGGTGGAGAAGCTGCCGGAAGAACAAAAACCCGCACCCCCTGCCCCACCTGCTCCAACCGGAAGCCCTTGGGACGGCGCAATCCCCGCCGGGTTTGAGGTTAAAAACGGCACCCTCATTTACCACATGCCTGTTCAGAGGAAAGGCGAGGATGGCGAGTACCACACCGGCCACGAGACTGTGCCCTTCACAAGAGACATCTTCTGGGTTGCCCAGTGGACCGACGCGGAGCACAGCGACGACCGAGCAGGAGCAGACCTGCACAAATGGAGTCAAGGCAGAGTTGTAGCGTTTCACATGGACCAAGAAGCCGCTGCCGACTCATTCAGCCTACTCAAGTTCTTGGGGCGCATGTCCATACACACCCTACACACTACCGACCAAGCAAAGGCAGCTAAAGCCATGACCGCATACGCAAAAGCATCTCTCGACATGATCAAGTCCCTGCCCGCTCGGCAGAAAGTTAACGACCGATTTGGGTTGTTCATCAACGAATCCGGTGAACTTCGTTGCGCCCAAGGCGAGTACCTCATCGAAGCAAGTGGGGAAATCAGTCGGGCCATCGTCGGTCCCAAATTGCGGGCGCTCTCAGACCACTTCCACATCCAACTGCCCTACTCCGCAACGGGCAAGTGGGAACCCTCCGTGTGGGATACCGACATCATCCCCAAAGCCAAGCGGCATGTGGCTTACATGAAAGAGTCCTATGCGGTCAAGGGCCGTGAGAAGTACCAGCTCGCTGCCATGCTTGGGTTAGCCAGCCCCCTGATGGCGTTTGTGACTGGGGAATACACCCGCGGTAACAGGCTCCCTAAGAATGGACTGTCTGTATCTTTGTACTCTCAAGACGGTGGTCGCGGCAAGACTGCAGTTATCGAATCCGCCATGCTGGCCTACGGTATGCCAAGCGCGCTCAACGAGAACCGTGACGAACAAGGCTCCACCGCACTCGGGCGAATTGCAGAACTCTCTACGCGTGGCACGCTGCCTATAGGCTTTGATGAGATGGGAAACACCCCCGCTGCAACCTATGCATCCCTGACCAGCGCGATTGCCAACGGCGCGAGCCGCATACGGGCCAGTAAGGACGGTGGTTTGGTGGTTGGCGTACCTTGGGCGCTTATTGCGCTGTTCGGGTCTAACAAGAGTGCGCGGGACATGATCGCTGCGGCCAGCGGCGAGAGCAATGCCATTCAGTTCCGCTTGATCGAGCTGGATTTTGACCACCAGCCGGACTTCTCCGCCGAGCAGCAGGAAGAACACAAGGCTCGCTGGGCTGCGGTTACGGACTGCGCTGGCGCATTGGGCGCGGTAATCCACTTGCGTATCTGTCAGATCGGCGTAGCGGGCATCAACAAGTTGGTCTCAGACTGCGTGTCCAAGGCCAAGGCATCCCTGAAAGAGACGGAGCAAGCTGGACGATTCCAGTACCGCGCATTGGGTGCAGCGATGGCTCTTCAGGTCATCCTCAAGAACGTGGGGTTGGATATGTTTGAGTGGTCAGACCTACTGGCCGAGTTCCAGAACGCCCACGACAAGGGCATCAGCTACACCGTTGAGAACACCCTGCCGTCCGATGGGTTGGCATTGCTCAACATGGCTCTGCACGACCTGACTTCAAACACGGCTGTGACTCAGGACGAAACACGGCGCACCCGGCACATCACGAAGTACGACGACCCTCTTGTACCCGTACCGCAGGTGGTTCATGCCCGCCACATCGTAGGCACACGGCGCACTTACGTATCGTCGGGAGCGCTGCGCGACTGGTGCGCCAGTCGTAAAGTGTCGTTCACTAAGGTCATCAACGCCGCACGAGACGCCAACGTGATCGTCAGCGTGTACGCCAGTCGGGGCGACGGTAAAGCTCAGGCTTACAACCTGCTCAAAGGGATGCGCGGCAGCACCGAGTCAATGGTTTCATGCTACGCGTTCGACATCGCTGCGCTGACCCGGGAGACCGGACAAGACCACAGCGACGCTCTCAACCTCCCCTCAAATGTCGTGGCAATCCCTCGGGCAAGCTCCGAAGAACCAGCCGAGGTTAGAGAGGCCGAAAGTACGGCGGTCAGTTTGACGACGTAGGTACACCACGCTGGAGCTTTTTCTCCCGCTGGTCTCTGTTTTGTGGGGCTTTGAGTAGGGTGGACAGCGGTTGACGCTTGAGCAAATCGTTCGAGTCGTTAAACAAATACCGCAGGTTGTCCTTCCCTGCTTGAAGCTCCATGAATTCTTCCCGAGCCTCAGCCATACCCTGAGAGTCGCCATCCCGCACGGCGTTCACGTAGTCCCGCGTGATCTCTTTGCTGCGGTTTTGGTAGAACTGTCCAATCTCATACTGCTGCCCACGCAGCCAGTCCATCCGCTTGAGTTCTGCACTTGGCAGACCCAACGCATCTAACGCCAACGCCATCCCGTTGATGTCGTCTGGCCGCACCATCAAATCCCCATTCTTTAACGTGTACCCATCGTTGGCAATACGAAACGCCTTGAGCACATCTGCCGGGCCTTTGGGCATAAACTTTTCAACCGACTTGTAATACTCACCTTGGCGCATCAGACCTACGCCGTCGGCAAACTTGCTGGCTTGGGAAAACGCCGGGCCACCCAACACCCCCGCTGCAGTCTTAGCCAAGCCCGACGCACTGGTCAGGTCAAACTCCGTGTAAGGTGCGATTGAGAAAATCTTGTCGTCGCCCAGCTTGGACGACATGTCCAGACCGATCATTGACAGCGGGCCCTTCAACAGCATGTTTGCCAGATCGTCGTCTCCAATCCACTTGCGCAAGTCACGCTCTAAATCCGGCGGCTCATCGCCACCCCCCATCGCGCCAAACACTCCACCGACCAAGTTCATCAGCGGCAGACCGAGAACACCTGCAGCCATGCTGGTGTGGAACATCTTGTAGGCCAACATGCGCCTACCGATAGCCTTTTCTTCGGGGGTCGCACCCTTAAACGCTTGCATAAACGCCTTGACGTACAACGCCCCCATCATGAACTGGTACTTGCGGTACTGCACCATCGGCTTGGGCAATTTCTTGAGCAGGAGCGGCGAGCCCATACGAGTGAAGTCGCCTTGAGTGGACTCCAGCATCCGAATAGCGTAATCCTCGGGACTACCCCTGTCGTTCTGAGCAGTCTTTTTCTCCACCGCCATCGTGTACGCCGCAGTTGCAGCGGCTATGCGGTTCCACGCCTCAATCGTTTGTGAGATTTTCCGCAGCTTGTTCAGCGCAGAGCTCGCAATATTAGACGCGCCGTCCAGTGCACCATACCCGGTACGCATACCCTCCAGCCGGGTCATGTCTGAGTCCATGCCGATGTCCAGCAGTCCAGCGTCCATTGCGTTTTGTAGTGTTCTACGCAACCCCTCGTCTTTGACGCGGCTCAAGTCCATGTTATCGCCAGTACCCACCTTACCAATCGTCTCGTAACCTCTCATCAAGTGTTTCCAAGCGCCAAAGTAATCATTAAAGTCAGACGCCAGCTTGGGCAGCGACACCATGAAACCCTGAGTCATGTTGGTCACGTGGTAACCCACACTGGTAGCGAGCTGAAACGCACTCGTGCCCGCCATGATGGCGTCTTGAATTGGAGTTTCCTTGTAGTTCAGGCTGTCAGCGTAGTGGTCAGCGGCAATGTTCACTGCATCTTGGTACTCACGCTTACCCGTCTTCTGGTTACGGGCTTGGTTGTTCATCTCCAAAAACAAACTGCTGATCTTCTCGCCGTGCTTAATGCCTGAGATAAATCCCGCCTCTGCACGAGCATGGGACAAGAACGAGCGCATCATGTCTTTCTCAAAGCCAGCAACCCCTTGGCGTTTAAGGTTAGACGTTCTCGCATTCTGCTCATCAAGCGTTTGCAAGTACATGTCTTGCAGCATCTTTTCCATTGCCGTTCTGGAAGACTGCGGAACCGAATCGTTCATCTTGAGCGCAGCCATGATCTTTTCCATCATCTCAGGCTTCATCATTCGCCCCTCGTCCACACGTACGGCTTTATTGAACGAGTCAGACCAACCGTAAGCAGGTTCATTGATACGGGCAAACTCCGCCGCCTGACCCGGGGTGTCAAAAGTAGCTGCCACGAAATGCTTGGAGTCTTTCTTCAACTCTTCCACCTTTTTGGTGTCACCCGCTGCTTCTGCGTCGCGCAGTTCCTGAGATTTCAACAGAGCCACGTGGTCGCCGAACCGCTTAAGTGGGGCGTAGGGGCCGTCCAACATACCGGACTTGGTGAAAAGCCCGTCAATTCCCAAAGCTTTCAGTGCCTTTTGTTTCTCACGGCGCATCAAATCCCCATGCTCAAACACCGCTTCGGCCACCGCACGCTCTGCCGGGTTCAAGCCTCGGTGTCTCTGACCCATTGCAGGGTCAACTTGGGCGTTGGGTTTCCACGCGGGCACATAACCCCATTTTTGGGACGTTGTGGCATCCGCCAGATAGGCGCTGACGCGGGCTGATTCTTGTGGTTTTAGCTTCTCGTAGGCCGAGGCGATTTTCTCGGCACCCTGTTCAAGCTGGCGGCGCGTGGCAGCAGCTGCGCGAATCTCGTCGTACCAGCGACCCATAGACTGTACCGTGCCTTTGTACATATCCACAATATCGTGTAGACCCATCATGTACAGCCCGGCTTTTTTGGCATAGAACGCCGCATCGGTTGCAAGGCGAGCACCGGAGGCCCCGGCTCGGTCCCTAAACTCTTGGTTCAGCCGGTCTTCAAGACCGCTGCGCTTATCTCCGAACCTAGGAGAACTTACAGGTTGAAGCCCGGCCTTGCGAATGCTTTCCGAAAATCGTCTTTGCGGAGTGAGCGTTTGTCCAGTTCCGCTATTTTCGGATTCAAGGGCTTCGTATTCTGCTTCTGCTTGTCGGCGTCCTTGGCTTGCGTTTCGGTCTCTGTTGGTTTTTGCGTCATTGATAACTCCTTGAATGAATTTTCCCAGATTTGGCGTCAAAAGGCTAGTGCCCGAAGGCCCCGTGGCAACGGCCCACAACTGCGCAATCAGCTCTTCCGCTTGCCGACCCTCGTCCACATACTCAAACGGGTATGACAAGATAGCGCCAATGTTGGTATTGGTGTCCGCTACTTTGCGGGCTTCTGACTTTAGGGAGCTCGTTAAAAGTTTGGCGTAAGCGCGAAGTCCTGTGGGGCCCAGCGCCCCGTCCGCCAAGTGACCCAGCTCGTGGCGCGTAGTAAATGCCGCGTCGCTGTCTTTATTAAGAGTTTGTCTGGCGTACCAAAGCTCCACTTCACCTGTCTCGCGGTTAAACCATACCGCACCGTTACCATCAAAGTCCCCTTCCGCGATATATATCTGGTCTACTTGGTCCATTAGTCCGCCCACACCAGCGGCATCCAGCTGATCAACGCCCGTCTGAACTCCGGGGTTGTCTTTTAAAAACTTGGTAATGTCAGTGACTCGAGTGGTGCGACCTTGGTAGTCTCCCGGGATACCGTAATTCCCCGACTGACCCCAGTCGTACGTTTTCTGCACTGCAGCAGGTGCAGCTTTAACCTCGGTCTCTTTTAACTTACGCGCTAACGCGTCTTGAACCGCGCTTTGCAGTTCTTTCAGTTCCGACACTTGGTCTTCCGCAGCCATTGCATAGTCGCGGTTGATGTCGCCAGAGCTGTACTTTTCCGCTAACGCGTCGAGTTTCCCAATGTCCGCCACGCTCAAGTCTGAGCTCTGGTAGCACGCTGCTTTGCGTTTTGAGGTTCTAGCCATCTAACATCTCCATCTGCAGTAAGGCTGCAATAAACTCAGTTGCTAACACATCCTCACGTTGTAGTCTTGATTTTCGCTCAAATTGGCGGTTTAGGTTCTCAACGTAGTAGTCTCTTTGGGCAGGTGCGGCTTTACCTTGGCCGGTGTCTTGGAGAATGGTCCTGATGAACGCGTAGGGGTCTGACAGGACACCGGTAGCTCGGATTGCAAAGCTTGTTGCACCCGCCATGTCGTTGTTTATTACCCCGGCAGCGAGCGTACCTACCGCAGTTACCGATATAGACCCACTACCCTGCGCAAACAATAGGGCCACAGCCTGAGCAGTGGGCGTGAAAACAAACCCGGCAGCACCCGCCATAGCTCCAGAGCCAGACTGCACCGGCCCCCAGCTACTACCCCAGCTACTACCCCAGCCCTGAAAACTAGACGCCATCTAAGGCCCCCAAGGGTTCGCTTCGCTGCCTACTCCATTGACCACCACATCGTTGACCTTTTTAATGTTCACCGCTGGCGGGGCCGCATTCATAGCCGCAAGGATGGACGCAGCGGTCAGCGTGGTCGTGTCCACCGTACTCCCAGACATAGAGCCGATAGCGTAGGGTGTGACGTAGCCTGTGATTGCAAAGCTGCTGGCCCCCGATGCGCTACCAGTGCCCTTCAAAGTAGCCACACCACCCGTCAGGGTGAAGTTGGCCGTGCCAATCGCGTTAAGCACCGCTGTCAGTAGTGGGTTGTTGG